ACATTATATCCAATGTTCGAAATTACAGACAGGGTAAAATACCTGTCTTTATTTGATTCCAATGGGGAGTTTTTCCGCAAGCCATTATCTAAACAAACTGGAGAGGAAACAAATACAATTGTTTCAACGACATTTGTTTCATCTTACGAAGGGAATCGTCAAATCACCCACGTTGGATGGTTCGGGGGGAACGATGCAACCAACCAGATAGGAACAGGGTTTTTAGTAGACAAGCAGCCGTTTGATAAGGAGAAAACACCTTTAGAAGCATATCAGATTGACAAGACAGACCAGAGAGGATGGTGATAATATGCCTTATTCAAAAGTGAACTGGACAAACCAAACTCCGATTAATACAACAAACCTCGCAAAGATGGATCAGGGTATTGCAGATGCACACGATGCAAGCAAAGTGTTATCGTTGATCAAAACGGTAGATGGTGAAGGTAGTGGTTTGGATGCTGATTTATTAGATGGTAAGCATCTATCATCGTTTTATATTTACAAGAATAAACTCCCAAGTAATGCTAATTTTAATGATTATATAGAAATCGGGACATATAATTTTGATGACGTAGGTAGCATGGCTAATGCAACCCCTTTTTCATGGGGTGTATTAGAAGTCCATTCTGCTAGTACTTGGATAGTACAAAGAGCAACGGAAGTCGCTGATTCAGCAAATAAAGGTCGGACTGTTCAAAGAGTACGAAATGGTGGAACATGGTCTGAATGGAAGGAGGTAGGAGCGGGCGTGAGAGGTGTGCAAAGAGGTTTATCAACCTTAACAGTACCAAGTGGTGGTGCTGTGACTGTTAATGTCCCTATATCTTCGGTTGTTATGAATAAATCACAGGTTAATATTACTTCCACAGGGACAACAACAAGTGGAACAGGTGATGGAAGAATGACTGTCGGTGCTGATGTACGTGCGAGACTCACTTCCCCCACTAACTTTGAATTATATTATAAAGGTCTTTATGAAGGTGGAACAGTAGACGTTGCTTGGGAGGTTATAGAACATGTCTAGCTTCTATTACATCCACATTGATGCCGAAGGTAAGATGATTGCAAAGCATGAGTTTGATTCAGAAAGGGATAACCCTAAATTAATTACGGTTAATAAAGAGGTATTCGATTCTATAAACGATGATTTTTACCTTCCTAAATGGGACGGTAAGCAATGGATTGAAGGGCTCACTCCAGAAGAAATCGAAGCGATTAAAAATCCTGTCATTACTCCTGATCCGAAGGATGAAAGGATCTCTCAATTAGAACAAAACCAATTAATCATGCAAGAAACCATTAATTTCTTGCTTGGAATATAGGGAGGTGATAATAAATGGCAAGCAGACTATTTAACTATTTCTTGATGTGTTGGGTAAGTGGTACAGTAAACGAAGAACAACTAAGTAATGCAGTAGCAAAAGGATATATCACCGAACAAGAAAAACAGGATATCATGGCCACGCCGAAAAACAGTTAAGCGCCATTAACGGGGCTTTTTTTATTTTAGAAAGGGGCTGATGAAATGAAATACAATCAGGAATTAAACATGGATGCAAGGAGTGTAAAAACCCCGGCAAGATATGATTCAGCATCTGGAAAATGGGTCATGGATACGCAACTAACGGGAAGTAATATGGAATTGTATGGTGCCACGGTTGCTGATCGTCCAGCTGCTAATATGGTGCCGATTGGTTCTGTTTTTATGGCGGTTAACACCCAGGAGATGTGGCAATCGAACGGTACGGATTGGGTGGTGTTGTAGTTGAGTCTAATTACACTAGCCAGAGCCAAAAAATATACTGACCAAGCTAACAGGCATTTTGCCGCAAATGATTTAATCTATGGCGTGACCTGGGACAAAGGTTCATCACCCAAGTTGACGCGGACAGATGCGGCGGTAGGGATGGTTGCTAATCCGGGGTTAGATATGATGGTGCCAAAGAATGATTTCGATTTTGCACAGATTTACCGCGATATCAAAGAGGTGCAGGATGAACAGGGTAATGTCTTTATCCGTATCCCAAAATTTTATATCAAGAAAGTTGATAGCCCTGGATTTAAGTCATGGCAGATTTCGAGAAAAAAGTATCCTGGATTCTACTTGCCTTGGTGCTTTTGGGACTTCGGTAAAAACAGAGAGCTGCCACACATCGATGTAGGTAAATACAAGGCATCACTAAGTGCCGCTAGTAAGCTTGAATCAAAAGCAGGAGTTCTGCCGTTGGTTAGTAGACACATCGTTGATTTTAGGACATTTGCTAGAAATAATAATGTTGATGGGTTGCTAGGTTACCAACAATTAGACATCCATGTTGTCGATGTGTTGCGAACCTTATTTTTTGTTGAGTTTGCCACGTTGGACAGTCAATCGGTCATGCAAGGCTTAACGACAGGCGGTGCAGCAGCGCAAAATGGATTTAGTAATGGTATTGCCGCAACTAGCGGGAGTAACCTAAGCAACGCTGACGGTAAAAACCCTTTGGTGTACCGTGGCATCGAATCGCTTTATGGGGATGTTTGGCAGTTTGTGGATGGGGTGAATATCACCGAATACCAGGCTTGGGTAGCCAAAAACGCAGAGGATTACGCGAGTAATGTTTTTGCCGCGCCTTACGAACAATTGGGCTATGTTAATGCCAACACAGATGGTTACGTGATAGAAATGGGGTTCGATCCCAATTTTCCGTTTATCGAATTAGCCAAGACTGTAGGCGGTAATAGCGCAACCTATTACAGCGATTATTACTATCGTAACACAGGGCAACGTATTGCCCGCTTCGGTGGTAGCTGGGGTAATGGTGCTAGTGCGGGGGTTTCGTGCTGGGCTCTGAGTTATTCCTCGTCGGGCACGTACTCGGACTTCGGCGGGCGGCTTCTTAAAAAGCCTCTTTGAGGGGGTCTGGGGGACACCTCCCCCAGGTATGAATTTAATTAAATTTATAACAGGGTTATAGGGTGCGCGCTTGCCCTATTCGGTGGTAACTGGAGTAATGGTGCTAATGCAGGAGTTTCGTACTGGAATCTGAATAATTCCTCGTCGAACACGAACTCGAACATCGGCAGGCAGACTCTTATTAGAAAAGAAAAACACATAATGCACCCTATAATCCTCACCGCTTGGTGAAAATTACGCCGTAAAGAGCAGGGTTTAGTAAGTCATTGAAAGACCTTGAGGCTAATAAGAAAGAAGGCACCATGATGAAAAGGTATGGTTACATCTACGAAAACATATGCGATATTGACAATATAAAAACAGCAATGTTGGAATCATCAAAAGGTAAAAGAGGACAGAAACGAGTAAAGAAAGTTTTAGACAACATGGACTTTTATGCCAAGAAAATCCAACGAATGCTACAAAGCAAGACATACAAACCATCATCCTATGATATAAAAGTCATCCAGGATGGGGCAAACAAAAAGACAAGAACAATCTTTAAACCGAAATACTATCCTGATCAGATCATCCATTGGTCTTTGATGTTGCAATTGGAACCAATCGTTATGAAAGGAATGTATGAATACACCTGTGGTAGTGTTCCGGGCAGAGGGACGAGTTTCGGTCAGAAAACACTTCGAAAATGGTTGGATCGCGACATTAAGAATACCAAGTATTGCTTAAAACTGGATATCTCGAAGTTTTATCCATCCGTCAAAAATGAGTTGATGAAGCGGGCTTTCAGACGAAAAATCAAGGATCGCGATTGCCTATGGTTGATTGATACGATCATAGACAGCAACCCCGGATTACCCATCGGCAATTATACGAGTCAATGGTTTTCAAACTTTTTTCTTCAAGGTTTAGATCACTTCATCAAAGAAAAGTTGAGGGTGAAATATTACCTTAGATACGTGGATGACCTGGTGATGCTTGGCCCGAACAAAAAGAAACTACACGCAGCAAGGAAAGAAATAGATTCGTTTTTGACAAAGCTTGGATTGAGGCTGAAAGGTAATTGGCAAGTTTTCAAAGTCAATTGTAGGGATATCGATTTTCTTGGTTTTCGATTTTATAGGCACAAAACCATCCTACGAAAACGGAACGCGCTCAGGATCAGGCGAAGGTTTAAAAAGATCAGTAAGAAATCGCATCTTAACTATAAGGATGCTTGTGCGGTTATATCTTACTGGGGATGGATTAAACGGAGTAACAGTTTTTACTTTTACAATAAACACGTTAAACCAATAATCAGCGTTAGGGCTGCGAAGAAGGCGGTGAGTCATTATGCCAAAGTATGGCAAAATCGAAAATGGCAAGCTAATCACATCGGATACTCAGCTTGAAGGGTACAAGCCAGTTGAATATGCCGAAATACCTGATTTTGACCAAACGACACATTATGTAGTCCAAACTGATCCAATTGACAACGCGGATCATATTTTTGTTGGGGTGGAAGTCAGACAATTAGAA